TACTGCACCTGAGTTAGGAGCAACGTAACCTTGGGCTGGTGCTGCTTTGGCTGCTGGTGCATCGTCACCACCTTTGCTTTGGAAACCAGCCGGCTTAAAGTATTGACCCCATTTCTCTGGATCATATGCTTGACCGTCTACACTTGCTTCAAACATTTCTTTGATTACTTTAAGTTCTACTTCGCCCGGACGCTTTGGCAAGAAGTCTGCCAAATTGTACAAACCGTGAGCATCAATTGCTGCTTGCTCTTCTGCGGTTAGTGCAGTTTCTTTGCGTGACCATTTGCTTGTTGAGTAGTCTGCATAACCACCTTTACTTGTTTTAGTAACAGTAAAGTCTAGACCACCTGTGTAGTCTGTTGGCATGCTTTCTAGTTCTGGATCCATTAATGCAGCCTTGATCAAGTTAAAGATCTGTGGACTGATAATGAATCTACGAATTGGATTGTCTGGAGTCTTGTCGTCAGCAAGTGCGTTTTCACGTACAAAGCCTTGGAACAAGTATGATTTTTTCTTCCAGTACTTACGACCCATTTCTTCTAAGCCAGGATCCTTAAACCATCCACGTACTTCTGCCAAGATTGGGCAAGCATCACCATACATCTCTACACATGGTACTTGTACTTGTACTGGTTTACTATCCGACTGACCTTTGATGCCAGCAAATGGTAGTTTGATCATCAAACGTTCTACCCAAAAGAAATCATTCTTTGCGTTTGCATCTGGTAAGAAACGGATTTTACTGCTTGAGCCTTCTGGAATGTTCCAGTGTGCATAGATGGCGTTGTCGCCTTGTGATTGCCCGCCTTGTCCACGGGTTTCTTGTGCTTGTAGTTTTGCACGAATTTCTGCTAATGAAGTTGCCATAATGTTTTCTCCTATAAGATGGTCTTAGTATGTGCCTAGATATACAATTGCACCTCGCAATTGTATAACATGTGTATTTATGATGTCAAACGAAATTAATTATTTTTTAACCAAACCAGCTAACTTGCGTAAGTCTAGTATACCTTCTTGTACCACTGGGTCGTCCATTGTGGATGCACCGTACGACTGTGGTTCGGGTGTTGGTTGTGGCGGCATTGGCTCAGTTGGTTGAGCTTGTGATTGCATTACTTGTATAATTAAATTGGCCAATGCAGTTTCGCCGTTGGATGCTAACCAACCAGCAATTGTACGTCTAGCGTCAGCGTCTGGGCCTTGTTGTAACGATTGTTTTTGCAATGCTGAATATAATTCTTCGTTGTTTAAGAAATTTATGCCTCTAATTGCACCAATGGCATCTGAACCATCGATACCAACTGCAATAGGAGTTTGAACCAATCTTGCTAAATCTGCTTCGTCATGATCATCTGTGTCTGAATCCCATGTTTCTTCAGTAATTTCGTTTGCCCACGATTCAAATTCTACAGACATTGGTGTGTCTGTTTTTTGTCTATTTTTATATGCACGATACACATATGGTAATGCTTCTGTAAATCTATCGTCGTAAATTTTCTTAACAAAACGTTCTCTGAGAGAATCTACATCAACTTCCTCATCAACATTATTGTATGCCCCACCGCACATGTCTATTAATAGATCGTGTCCTTTGCGGCCTTGGAAACGTTTTAAATGATCTCGAACTTCATTATAGCGATGCATTGCTGCTTCGACCATACCAGTGGTTTCTTGATCTTCGAATGTACGATTGCGCATGCTACGTACAAAATGTCGCATGCTGGCCATTTCTTTGACCATTTCGTTGATTAGTTCTGCGCCTTCATCATCCATGCGTCCACCGTGACGTAAGTGATTCGCAGTAGCACGAGCACCATGTAAATTGGTATGCGGCAATAGGAAACGTTCACCTAGTGGTGTTTCAACAAATACGTGCTCTATTTGACGTCCACGAGCGCCATGACTTTCTAAATTGATTTGATCTTTGTGTTTAATAATCAGTTTATGTGTTCCAACATCACCGTAACTGACACGACGGTTATTGCCTCGACCATACAATTTACTTTCAGCAATGGCCAGTTCATCTTTGTCGTAGGTGCTGTCTGCTTTGCTTTGTTGTTTCAAATCTTTTAAATCTAGGTTGCTACGATTAATGTCTCTGACATCAAATTCTAACATATTTCTACGTGCAAATTTACGTAAGTTGCGCAAGAACTGATACCATTCTGCTTCTTGCGCTTCATCCAAAGAATTAGTAATATTACTACTAAAGTAAATTTTTAAACTGTCTTCGTCAACTAGACTGATAGTAACATTACCAAAGTTTTCACCATCTTCGCTAACATAGTCAAAGTTAAAAAATCTAGCTTTTTCTGGATCTGTTACTTTTTGGGCAGTTTCGTCACCAATACTGACATGATCAAAGCGGGCTCTGATTTTGTTAAATAATGAGTCTGATATTTTGTCTAATTCACGCATAATGTATTATTTATGATTTTATACCATGATAAATGGCATTGGTGCAATATAGTCATTTGCACTGTCTTTTAGCTTTTCGTCCAAGTCCGAATCATAGCTTTGCAAGCTCTGTATCATGCGCAAGCTCAATAATGTAGCACTAACCAAATCGTCAGTTTCCCCAAGTTTGGCTGCAAATCCAGCACCACTTGCCACAAACGTTTTAAGCTCACTGATCAAGTTTTTGCTGTTAATTATCATTTTCTTATTTTCAATAAGATTCTTTAACTTGGCGCATACTGTAATCTTACTTTTATTTGTGGTAGTAAAACCTTTACGGTGTGTTCGTGCTTGTCCCATTTTTACTGGCTGGCTTAGGAAAACTCCACGTATGTTTTCTTCGCCAATTTCACCAATAACAACCAGTGCAGCTTCGCCTAGTGTATTGTTTTCCACACTGTAATAGATATCATTCTGTGTACCTATTGTGTCGTATATGTATTCGCAGATTTCTTTAAGAATTGCAATTTGACGCTGAATTGGAGTTTTGTTATGTTGCCATTCCCCGACTTGTATCATTGATGGTAACTCAAATATTTGTATAGCTGCAGGATCACCGCCCGTGCCCAAACTTGGGTCTAAACCAACCACGTATGTTTTACCTCTAATGGGTTTCTGAAACCAACGCACTTGACCTTGGCGTTCAATTGGATCACGACCTTCCATTTCTGCCAAGGTCATTGAATTAATTAGTGTTTCATCATAAATCAAGAACTCACAACCATGTTCACGTCTAAAACGTTCTTCACCAATACGGCCAATTTCTTCCTTCATCCATTGCTCGTCACGATCTGGGTGTTCGTCCCAACTTGCTCTGTATGCTCGAAATCCGTTAATTCCTAATCCAGTATTAGTAGGGTTTCCAAAATCATCTAGTGTTTTGTTTGCTTGTTTCCAGATAGTAGCAAATTGATCTTCATCACTGTTTGGAGTACTTGTAATAATTGCTTTACCACCAGTGCTCAGTGTAGGTGATATGGAAGTCCAAAACTCTTTGGCAATAGTAGGGCGAACGAACGCAAACTCGTCACAGTATAGCAGTGTAATTGACATACCTCGACCAGTTGTTTCTGTAGTTGTTTGACTTACTATACGGCTTCCATTTTCAAAGTCTATACTACCTTTGTTGTAGCTGGTAACACCTGCTCTAATAAAATCTGGACATAGTTCATAAGCATAACGCACACGCTGCATGATCTCTTGTGCGCCTGTGTATTTGTGTGCTGCAATTAAAATTGTACTATCTGGTTTAAACATTGCATACCACAGCAGATAACCTGCAGCACTAGTTGTCTTACCAGTTTGACGCGGCATTAGACTGATGCTGAAACGATTGTTATGATAAGTATCTATTAGTTTTACTTGATATGCAAACGGATGATACAATATCTTACCTTTAACTGGATGCTGAATATAAAAGTAGCGGTCCATAAAATATTGCGGACCATTCTCTGGGTCTGCGCATTTCACAAACTCTTCTATTTCCTCCGCAGAAAAATTGACTTTTTGATAAGGACTCTTTACAATTGTTGTCTCGATAGGTCTTTTTTGTTTATTATCCATATAATTACTTATGTCACACACTCTATTACTAAACAAAGATTATACACCAATTTCAGTACTGCCATTAAGCGTAATCGATTGGCGTCATGCTATCAAGTTAATGTTCCTGGGACGTATTCAAGTTATTGAAACTTACCCAGACTGGATAGTTCATAGTGAAAAACTTGCTATAAATGTTCCTAGTGTAGCGTTGACTAAAGAATATTTTAATTTCAAACGACGAGTAAATTTTACAAGATACAACATGTACTTGCGTGATCTATATCAATGCCAATATTGTGAAGATACTTTTGACTTTAAAGACCTGACTATTGATCATGTGGTTCCTATTAGCTTGGGTGGTAAAACAGAATGGACCAACTGTGTGACTAGCTGTAAGTCTTGTAACTGGACCAAAGCAGATAAATCATTCATGCATCCAGTTCGTAAACCGTTTCGTCCAGATTATTGGGCATTGGCTGCTGCTTGGAAGAATAGTCCGTTTAGAGTTCGAGATCCAAGATGGAATCAATATTTAGGTAGGGATCAGATTGCTGCTTAGTTATCTTATTTTAAAAGTTTTCATGTATTGCCAATATCGTGGATCCGACTTTTCGTACTGATCAAGCAAGTCAGCAAATTTTTTATAGTCATTATTAAAGTTACCGGTAGGATTGTGTCCGTATGATCCCATAGGAGGTCTACCGTGTTGACTCATCCAGTGTTGCATGGCTGCATCACGATAATTAGTTGGTTCTGGTTTAGGAGCAACAGGCTTCATGCCAGGAATATTTTGTTTAACTTTTTCCCAGTTAGCAGCCTGTCTAGCTGAAGGTGCATCACCGGGCGTTATTGTACGCCAAGCTCCTGCATCACGATCATAAACTTCTACATCCTTTGACTTAACTGCACGACCGGCTGGCGTTTTATTTGATGGTACACGAACAGTTGCGTAGTATCCTGGGATGTCTTGAGGATCATCAGTGTGTGTAAAATACTTCTTGGCTTTTTTTGCACTACCAGGATTCATAAATCCTGTACCCAGTAGGTCTTCAATTTCCTCAGGTCTACGAACACCTCTTACATTGTATGCGCTTTGAGTAGATCCTGCAGGGAATCCTGATCCACCAATTCGTGGACTATGAAGTTGATTTGTTACTGCGGGGCGAGTCGGGTCTAAGCCTAGCAAGTGTGGTTCCACTTTTCTTACGCCTGCTTGGGCCAATTTAACGCCACCTTGTATTGATTTAGTAATGCCTTTTGCCAGACTGGGTGCGCCTAATCCTACTAGATCTTCGGGGCTAACCAGAGGCTGTTCGAGGCCGGGTTCAATGGGACGACCTTGTTCATCTCTTGGCAAGCTAATATTTTTTGCCTTGAGTTCTGGTGGCTGAATATTGGTACGAGATGGCATCCAATCTTTCTGTAGCTCTGCTTGCAAGTCAGTTTTGAATGGTGCTTCTTCTTTAATAAATTCGTATGCTCTCATGCTATTACTTATCAAATATATTAAATTGGTCGCTCACCGGTTAGATAAGGCTTACTGAACCATAACTTAAACCATTCATCAGTACCAGGGCGAATATCATGCTTTTTCATGAGTTCACCTTTTTCATTACCAGTTACTGAAATATTACTGCCAGCAAATCCTTTGTATTCTTGCATCACTGCACGATTACCGATGCCGGCTAATAGTTTAAGTTGTTGTATGTCGTCCATTAGTGTTCACTATATGGTACTACCGGAAGATCATTCTCCGGAGTTTTTGCATTTGGCTCGTTTTGCATTTGTTAGTTTTCCAAAGTCTACTGGCCATTCTTGACCAACAGGTAGTTCTTGTGCGCCTGCAGGGAAAGCAAATGTAACACCTGCTTTTTGTTGTATAGCTGCAATGCTGGCACGTACTTTAGTTAAGTCGTTACCTTGACCACCTTCATGCTTGAAGTACCATCCAGCCATTTGTTTAGTTGTTTGATTAATAACAATCTTGTAGAATCCTGTTGGAACTACTACACCGTTACCAATTTTCTTATCTGTTGCTGTGTTATACACTGCACCAACATAGATAGTAAATGGTTGATTTAATTGCACAGTCCAGCCACGTACACTGGTTTCTAACAGTTTCCAAATACCACGATTCAATCCACCCAGTTGTGGATACATGTTGGTCATTAGGAAACTTTCATATTCTACTTGTTGGTCCCAACTCAAGTCACCGTCTGGCGCTGCATGACCTTTGTCGTAGCCGGTACCTGCATAGTCATCAGGTCTTGCTCCACCTTTAACACTTTGGTCTGCAACAAACGCATTAGTACGTGGCCAGCATCCAAGTGCATTAGGCGGTGTTAATGTATATGTCACATAGTTAGGAATCTTTGCTGCTGCATCGTAGGCCACATAATAGGCACGACGGCAGATAGGTGTTGTTGGTTTTGTTGATCCTGCCCAACCGTATGGGTTATGTGCAACACAACGATCTAGTGGCAGCGGTGCTGTTTGATCCCAGGCTAGTGCCATGTTTACTAACGGGAAGAATAGTAAGAAGGCAAATGCTAATGCCATAATGACGTGATACTTTTCTGTTGAAATCCATTGTTTCATAATTGATTGACCTTTTTAAATTATTTTACCAAGCTCTACATGACCAATATCTAGCACTTGTACGTGGTCCAGGATTGGCGCAGTTATGTCTGGCTCTAAAGCTCTTACGACGCTTGGGATTACTCTTTTTGATTTTCATGTTAGGATCACCAAAGTTAACTTTAACTACGTTGCCTTTGGCATTCTTAACATACACTTTAGACTTTTTAACATCGCCTGCCATTGGTTTACCCAATGGTACATTACGTCCTTGATATTCTGCTTCGTTTTGGATACCATGTTGTTGCTTTTCTCTTTCCCATTGTTCTCTATCCAATGGATTCATATTTTGCAATTTTGTTGGCTTACCGGCTCCTGATTTAACGCGACTTCTAAAATTATCTAAATCTTGTTGACTAGCAGGGTCGGTATTGTCAAGATCTTTAAAAGCATCCTGTGCTCTACGATTTCGGCCGCTTATAGGACTTGTTGTACCTGTTGCAGGGGGCATGTTTGTTGGATTTTCTGTTAAGTATCCCACATGCGTTAAAATTCTCATCATTGTGTCGTCTGCTTCAACTATGATTCCGTCATCCATGTAACCTACAACGACAGATTCTAATACAATTTCTTCTCTAGCAATTTCAATTTCAAATACGTCACCGGCTGCTGGAATGTCTTCAAACAGCTCGGCTTCGGCGATATATTCACGGAACGATTTCATTTTATTTTCCTTTTTGAGGTATTGGATTTTTTACAGATTTTGTTTTATTAATATCTGTCATTCCGGGATCTAGATTTTTTCCTGATTTGGAATCTTTACCAATTGGAGTATAAAGAGGCTTACCTGGGCCACGATATCCTTCATCAGGCGAAGGAACTTCGCCAGGACCAGGTACATCATCTACATATCTATTGCCACGATAAACACCTTCTTGAACTTTAATACTTTCTAACATTTCTTCTAGACTTTCTTCAAGTTCAAAAGCCATTGGATTGTCACGACCACGATCCATGCTA